CAACAAAAAGAAATATTACATCAACACCTAGCGTAGAAACACAAGAGTATAGAGATAGTGTAATTCAAAAAATTGAAAAAGCTAATACTCCTCCTGTAGCTCCTTTACAACAACCAGTAGAAGAAATTAAAGAAGAAAAAATACTTGGTAAATTTAATTCACAACAAGATTTAATTAAATCTTATCAAGAATTAGAAAAAAAACTTTCTACACCTAAAGTAGAAAAACCAAATCCTCTACAAGCTAAGTTTGAACCACAGTCTCCAATTAGTTCTGCTTTTCAAATTGCTGAACAAGAATTTAATGAAACTGGTCAACTAAGTGATAATACTTTAACTTCACTAGAAAAATCTGGTCTTCCTAAACAATACGTAGAAAATTATATGAAAGGTTTAGAAGCACTTGCAGATCAATTTCAAGAAGAAAAAGCTTATTCAATTACAAAAGGTGAAGAACAATATAAATTAATGACTGATTGGGTTTCTAACAATTTGTCAGAAGAAGAAGTTGATGCTTTTAATAGAGGAGTAGCAAGTGATGATAATACTGCTTTATTTACAATAAGAGGAATGTATGCTAGATATAATACAGAAAGCAGAGAACCTCAATTAAATTTAGGTCAATCATCATCTTCTTCTAATTCAACTGGGGAAAGATACGAAAGTGTTGCCCAACTAAAAGAAGATATGAAAAATCCTTTATATCAAAAAGATCCAGCTTTTAGACAAAAAGTTGAATTAAAATTATCAAGATCAAATATTTTATAGAAATTCTTTTGGGTTAATTAGTTAGACCCAAATGATGTAATGCTTAGATAAAGTCTTAACCGTCCCGAGGGACGATAATTTTGTTACCGAAATAAGCTGTTTTTAAACTAACTAAGCAACTTAACCTAAGGAAAATAAAATGTCAAATTTTAATCCTTCGTTTATAGGTCAGGCTGCTGGTGCTGGTTCTCAGGACGCCCTATTTCTCAAATTGTTTGCGGGTGAAACTCTGACTGCCTTCGAAACAGCAAATACTGCCCTAGATAGAACTATGGTTCGTACTATAGCTAATGGTAAAAGTGCAACGTTTCCGACATTCGGAAAAGCGACTGCTGCTTACCATACGGCGGGTACTGAACTAACTGGTTCGTCAATAGTAGGTAATGAAAGAATTATATCAATTCAAGATCTACTAGTATCTCACGTGTTTATTGCTTCTATTGAAGAAGCGAAATCATCTTGGGAAGTTAGAAGCATTTACTCAAAAGAAATGGGTATTGCTCTAGCTAATCAAATGGATAGACACATTTACCAAATGTTAGTCAAGAACTCAAGAGAAGCTGCTTTATCACCACAAAGTGCTGGACAGCAAGTTACTGACGCTGACTTCAATACAAACGGTGCTTCTGCTGCTGCTGCAATTTATGAAGCTGCAAGAAGACTAGATGAAGCAAACGTTCCTTCTGAAGATAGATATGCTGCGGTATCGCCACAAGCGTACTACAATATGGTATCTGACACTACTGCCGCTGTAATTAACAGAGACTTTGGTGGTTCTGGAAGTTATGCAGATGGTAAAGTTTTAAAGATTGCTGGTATTGAAATTGTTAAAACAAATCAATTACCTTCAACTAACATTACTACTGGCGTAGGTGTTGGTTCTATTGTTGGTTCTGGTGGTGGTTTAGGAGGAAACTTCTCTACTACTGTTGGCTGCGTATGGCACAAAAGTGCTGTAGGTACAGTCAAATTACTAGACCTATCAACAGAGCTTGAATACTCTGCAAGACATCAAGGTACACTACTTGTTGCTAAATATGCAGCAGGACACGGTGTTCTAAGACCAGAAGCGTCTTTAGAAATTAAAACTTCTTAATAACCTTGTAATGTACATTAAGATTGGGGGAGTGAAAGCTCCCCCTCTTAATTTAAAAATTAAATTTATTTATTTATGCCTTTAACAGCAACATCAAAACTAGAAGCAGTTAATACTATGCTGACTAGTATCGGAGAAATCCCAGTATCTAGTATAACGTCCTCTACTACTAATGATGTGTCAATCGCAATACAAATTTTAGATAACGTTTCTAGAGAAGTACAATCTCGTGGTTGGTTTTTTAATACAGATATTAATTATTCTCTAACACCTAATAATAGTAATGAAATTCCTTTACCAGCTAATACTCTTAGAGTTGAATTAGCTGAAGATTCTAGAGTATATAATTACGTAGAACGTAATAGAAAATTATACGATAGATTAAACAATACTTACACTATAACAAAAACAGTAAAAGTTAACATTGTATTCTTTTTAGATTTTGAAGAATTACCAGAAGTAGCAAGACATTATATAATGATTAGAGCTTCTAGAATTTTTCAAGATAGAATGTTAGTATCTGCTGAATTACACAAATTTCACGAATTTGATGAATTACAATCTTATATGAATTTAAAAGAATCAGAAGGAGATATTGGTCGTCACAATATTCTTACTGGTAATTATGACGTTTATAGAGTAGTAGATAGAGAAAATTATCAACCAAATAAATCTTCGATTATTAATGGCTAATGGGTTCAAAATTAATTTCTACAAGTATTCCAAATTTATTAAATGGGGTATCTCAACAACCAGATACAATAAGATTACCTAATCAAGCTGAAATACAAGAAAACGGTTTATCAGATGTTGTGTATGGTCTAGGTAAACGCCCACCAACATCTCATATAGCAAAATTAAATTCAGATACTTTTGAAGACAGTAAAATTCATTTTATAAATAGAGATTCTGTAGAAAGATATACAGTATTAGTTAACAATGGTTCTATAAAAGTTTATGATTTAACTGGAGTACAAAAAACAGTTGTTGCACCTTCGTTAACTTATTTAACAACTACTAATCCACAACAAGACATAAATTTAGTAACTGTTGCAGATTTTACGTTTATAGTTAATAAATCTATTACTGTAGCTAAATCAGGAACTACTACAGCCGCTAGACCAGATGAAGCACTTTTTTTTGTAAAAAATGGACAGTATTCAACAACTTATAAAATTGATATTAACGGTACTAACGTAGCTAGTTTTACAACGTTAGATAATAGTGCAGCAGCTAACGCTAGTAGTATTACTACTGATAATATAGCAACAGAACTATTTAATGATTTAAATGCTACTCTTGTAGGTTACACTATAGTTAGAGATGGTTCTATTATATATTTATCAAAAACAGTAGGAACTTTTACAGCATCAGTCTCCGATGGTCTTGGTGGTGATGGATTAATTTTAGTAAAAAATAAAATAAAATCTTTTAGTGATTTACCATATAAAGGTTATCCTGATTTTGAAGTAGAAATAGTTGGAGACCAAGGAACACAATTTGATAATTACTACGTAAAATGGGACGGTACTGCTTTTGTTGAAACTGTTAAATCTGGTATAGACAATAATTTTAATACAGCAACGTTACCACATTTATTAATACGGACATCTGACGGTAATTTTAGATTTACAAAAGCTGACGGTTCTAGTTATACAATAGGTGCAACTTCTTTTACAACACCAATTTATAATGGAAGAACTTGTGGTGATGCAGTAACAGCAAGTGATCCTACATTTGTTGGTAAAAAAATACAAGATATATTTTTCTATAGAAATAGATTAGGTTTTTTAGCTTCTGAAAATGTAATATTTTCTAAAGTAAGTGAATTTTTTACTTTTTATCCAGAAACAGTAACTACAACTTTAGATGATGATGTAGTAGATGTAGCTGTTAGTCATAATAAAGTTTCAAATTTAAAATATGCTGTAAGCTTAAATGAAGAATTACTATTGTTTGCAGATCAAACACAATTTTTATTAAAACCAGAAGAAACTTTAACAGCTAAAACAGTAGCTATTAATCAAGCTACTGAATATGAAATTGATCCTATTTGTAAACCTGTACCAGTAGGTAAAAATATTTATTTTGCATTTCAAAGAGGAAATTTTGCTGGTGTTAGTGAATATTTTATTTCATCAGATTTATTGACTAAAGAAGCCGTAGATATTTCTATAAATGTACCTAGGTATTTAAATGGTAGAATTACATCATTAAGAGGTTCTACAACAGAAAATACTTTGTTTGCTTTTTGTAATACTGAAAAAAATTCTTTAGGAGTTTATAAATTTTATTTTGATTCTAATAGTAGAGCATTACAAAAATCTTGGTCTAAATATATATTTCCAAGTGGTACAGTATTATTAGACGGGGAAACTATTGAAACGTTTTTCTTCATTGTTGTAAAACGTGCTGACGGTACTTATTTAGAAAAAATAAATTTAAAATCAAGTGAAGTAGATACTAATTTAGCTTTTCCTGTTTTATTAGATAGAAAAGTATTAATAACGGGTACATATAATGCTGGTACAGATCAAACTACATTTACATTACCATATCCAGATACAAACGTTAAAAACGTTGTTTTAAGTGGTAGTTGGTCTGCTAGTTTAAAAGGTAGATTAATAGATTTAGTATCTTCAACTTCAACAACAGCTGTTGTAACTGGTAATTACTCTGCTCACCCAGCTTTTGTCGGTCTTAAATACACATTTAAGTATAGATTTTCTACTTTTTTTGTTAGAGAACAAAAAGGATCAGGAACTTCATCAACTATAAATAGTGGTAGACTACAACTTAAAAAATTAAAATTAGTATATGGTGATACGGGTTATTTCACAGTAACTTTATTTCCTAGAGCTAGAACATCTAGTATACATAAATTTACAGGACAAATACTTGGATCTAGTAATTTTGTTTTGGGTCAACCTACATTAGAAAGTGGAACTTTTCAACTACCAGTACAATGTCGTAACTCAGATATAGAAATGGAAATAACTAGCGACAGTTATTTACCAGCTAATTTCTTATCTGCTGAGTGGGAAGGATTATTTTCAATTTTATCTTCACGTATAGCTTAACAATGAATATTGAAGAAAGAAATACTAACCTATTTGATATTGTTGATTTAACTGCTAATCTAAGAAAAGAAGATAGATTAGAAGTACAAACTGTAACTGGAAACAAGAATATTTATAATAAATTAAAAGATAGTATTTTAAGTTCTACTTATGCTAAAACTTTTTTAGTAAATGATAAAGTAGCTGGTATTTATGGTGTAAGTAAATCACCATATAATAATTACGTTGGTTATCCATATTTACTATGTACTAATGAATTATATAAAATTAAAAAAACTTTTATTAAAAATTGTATAAATAGAGTTGAAGAAATGCAATTTAAGTTTCCTGTATTATTTAATTATATAGATAGTAGAAATAAATTACATATTAATTGGATTAAATATTGTGGGTTTAAAATTATACACGACAAATATTTTAACAACGTTAAATTTTATGGTTTTATGAAAAAAAGAGAGGACTTTTAAATTATGTGTAATCCTGTTGCTTATGCTGTTTTTAGTGCGGGTAAAGCTGTTGTAGATTATAAAGCTGCTTCGTCTAGTGCAAAAACAATTAATGCAAATGCTCAAGCTAATGCTGCAAATATTAGACAAGAAGCTATTTTTAGTGACAATGTATTAATTAGAAAAAAAGAACGTGAAACTGAAAAATTATCTGAACAAAAATACTTAACTAATCTGAAAGCTAAAAAAGTATCTGCACAAGCCAAAGTAAACATTGGAGAAAAAGGTATTGGTGGTAATGTTGTAGATACATTACTTGGAGATATAGATAGACAAAGAGGTTTTGCTTTCTCTACAATAGATAATAACTACGAAGAAATAGTTAGAGGTATAGATGATAATAGACAAGCTACAAATAGAGGATATGTAAATCAAATTTTATCCTTACCTAGAGCTGTCAAACCATCATTTTTACCTTATGCTTTAAAAGCTGGTGCTGATATAGCATTTACATTTTCAAGTGTAAAACCACCAGCAACTCCGAAACCTCCAGCAACAGTTGGTAGAACAAGTGGTATAGTTGGTGGAATTAATTTAGATTCTTTATATAGTGGTCTTACATAGTAATTAAATATGAGTAAAAGAATAAATACAGATTTAGGAGTTAATGTTAACTTAGTTGACACACCTGATGTAAGAACAGTTAAAGTCAAAGGAGTTGGTAATATTGTAGGTAAAAGTAGTTTAGAAGTATTATCTGATGCACTAGGTCAATTTAATCCTAAAATACAAGAACTAACAAAAGAAAGTTTAAAAACAAAAGCTGTTGAAGATAGCATACTAGGTGCTAATAAAGTTAACAATATGACTTTAGAAGAAGCTAGAAAAGCACACCAAGAAGGTTTCCCAGATATTTATAATGGCTGGGCTAGAGCTGGTGCTTATAAACAATATTCTATAAACGCTACAGATGAATTTTCTTATGGATTTAAAAAACGTTATTTAGAAAATAGAAAGTCACCTTCGTATAATTGGCAAACTGATTATTCACAAATGTCTGCTGATTATATGAAAGACAAACAATCTGATCCTTTTTTTCAAGAAGCATTTAATAAAAGTAATGCTAATTTACAAAAGTGGATTCAAGAAAAAGAATTTGAATTTCAATCTGAAGAATTAATAGTTAGAGCAGCTGGTAGTGTAAGTTATCAATTACGTAATATAATGGATAAAGTAATTGATGAATTAGATGCAAATTATAGATCCACTATACCTATTGAAACGTCTGGTAAGGACTATGCTGCGAACAAACAAAAATACATACAGGAAAATTTAGAATTAAAATTTGATCAAGAATTTGATAAAATTAGAAACGAATTAAACCCAGCTTTATCTAAAGTTGATTTTGATGAAATATTGTTAACACAAACAGAAGCTCATATAGCTCAAGGTGGTAATTATGCTCCTTTTTTTATTAAAAAAATTACAGAGCCAAGACCAGACGGAACTCCACCACTTATTGATAATCCTAGATTTACAAAAAGAGCTACTGCTATATTAGAAAAAGCTACTGAAGCGGTAAAAGTACAGCAATTTGCTCAACTTTTACAAAAAAAAGATACATCAGCAATAGATGATGAAAGTTATAAAAAATATGCTTCTAATTTATTTGATAACCTAGTACAACAATACAGAAATAATGGTTTAGATCAAGCACAAGCTATTGAACAAGCAACTAATCTTTTATTACCTAGTTTAGACGGTAATAGACCTATACCACAAATTAAACAAATATTAAATAGACCTATAGGTACTACAGTAACAAATGATAATAGAGCTGCATTTAATTTAGCTTTAATGCTAGACCAAGTAAACGCTTTACCATTTTATTTTTCTGGGGAAGAAAATAGTAGAGACCATTTTAAATGGAAAATGGCTACAATGCTTTTTAGAAACGGTGAAAATATAAATTCTGTATTACTTAAAATGGGTAGATTTGAACAAGCTAATAGAATTGCTGTATTAGATGAAAAAGAAAAAAACGCTTTAGGAACTCAATTTGCAAATTTACAGTCTATATATAATCAAGAATTAGTATTTGATATTGCAAAATATTTTAAAAGTATTAACCCGAATGCTAAAGACGATTTATCTAGTCTAACTAAAAAGTATATAGATACATATTATTTTAAAGATAAAGGTGGTAAATATATTTCTAAAAGTAAATTACAAGCAATAGGAATACAAGAAAATCAATACGAAGATTTTAAAACAGAAGCTTTTAATTTAGTAAAGAAAAATTTAAATGTAGTAGAGCCTATAGAAGGTGAAACAGGTAGACAAAAATTTGATAGAATAAAATCTTTAAATGAAACAAGTAGACAAAAATTTAATAGAGAAATTGCAGAAGCTAAAATTAGAAGGGGAGAAATTCCAGATACAAGTTTTGTTTTAGATAAATATGATTTTATTATTAATCCAGATAATAGAACTGCTTATTTTGTAAAAAATGATGGTACTGGTTATTTTCAACCAGTTACAATTATTAATGAAAAAAAAGAAGAAAAATTATTAATATTTAATTTTGATGAGTTGAGAAAGAATTATCTGGCTACAGAAGCTAAAGCTGATGCGATAAGATTAAAAGAAGCTATAAGAAAAGATGAAGCTCTACAAGAATTTAATCGTGTTTATGGTAATTTTAGTTTAACTCCTTAACAAAAAATAATTTTTATGGCTAATATAAATTGGAATTTTATAACAGAAAAAGAAGGTGATTCTCAAAATGTTGGGTATGTACCAGAAAATAGTGATAAGTCTGGTGTTACAATAGCTTCTGGTTTTGATTTAGGTCAACAAACTGAAGATACTATAAAGAATTTTGGTTTTAAAGATCCAACTATATTAAATGTAATTAGACCTTATTTAGGTCTTAGAGGCGACCAAGCAAAAGAGGTTGCTCCTAATTTAGTTTTAAGTGATGAACAAAAATCTGATATAGATTCTACAGTTAAAAGTTTTTATCAAAATTCTATAGAACAACAATTTAATTCTAAAAAAAGACTGTATAGTTTTGACCAATTAGACCCAGCAGTACAAACTGCTATTACTTCGGTTGGGTATCAATATGGAGATCTAAGAAGAACACCTAGATTTTTTAATGCTGCGTTAGATAATAATGTAGAAGGTATTATTGATGAATTAAAAAATTTTGATGATAGTTACCCGACTAGGAGAAACTCAGAAGCTAATTATATTATAAATAATATATCTGATGAAAATTTAAAAAAAAACTTAAACGTAGCATTTGATCCTTTAAACCCATCAGAAAAATTTGGTGAGTTATATATGGATAGAGTTTTTAAAACTTGGCAATATAAACCACCAACAGAAGCTAGTTTTATGGAAAGTTTTGCAGTTGCAGCTAAATTAAATCAAATTGGTTTTGCAATTTACAGATCAATGACTGTTCCAACTTTTGAACCAGACATTAACTTTTCATTAAAAAATAATGAGAAAGAAATAAAAAAAATATTAGAAGAAAATAATATACAATCTGAATATTATAACGAATTTGTAGGATCAGTTTCTCTAGCACATTTTTTATCTAAAGTTGATAGAGTTAAATATGAACAAGAACAAAGAGCATTTCTAGAATCACAAGGTTGGAAAGGACTTGCTGCTGATTTAGGATCTTTTTTTCTAGATCCAGTAGCTTTAATAAGTGGTATAGGTGTTACAAGTAAACTTATAGGAGCTGGAACTTACTTATCTAGAGCTAGTAGAATGGAACGTTTTACTAAAGCTGGTTTAGTTGTAGGTGCAGAACAAGGTTTACTAACTGCCGTAGTAGCTGCTGAAAGTCCTACGTTAGATATTAATACTGTGTTAATAGCGTCTGCTTTAGGTGGTACTCTTGGAGGCGGTATTTCTGCTATTAGAAAAACTCAATTATCTAGAGTAGCTAAAGATATTCAAGCTGCTGAATTATCAGAAGAAGGTATTAAACTTACTAAAAAAGGTGAAGAAGTTTTTGCAGATGTAAAAGTATCTAAAATATCTCAAGATGATATAATTAATACTTCTGATCCTTTAGATCCAAGTGTAATAATTGATAAAGAACTTATATTTCCTAGAATTAGAAATCTTCCTTTATTTAACATTATTCCTATATCTAAATCTAGTGCTTTAGGTGGCAGTAAATCTGACTTAGCAAGAACATTTGCTTTTAATACTTTAGAAGATAGTATAGGTTATAGGTATAAAGGTGGTGGGTCAACTAGAAGTAATATAGTCTCTCAACCAGATACAGTTGAAGTTATTAAAGATTTATACTTACACAAATATTTAACTAAAACTGCTGTACAAGTAAGTAAAATTTTAGATGATTATTTAAGAGAACAAGGAATGACTGGCGTAATGGGTTTCTTCCAAAGAAACTTAAATTTTAAAGCTAGACAAAACTTTATGACCTTGGTAGCTAGAGCTATAAGGACTTTTGATCCGCAAAATAAAAATTTAGAAGACGCTAAATTATTAAATAATCCCCATATAGCTAAAGCTGCAAATGTATATGCAGACGCATTTGAAGACTGGGCTAAAACTTTAAGAGAAAAAGGAATTGAAGGTGCAGATTTTAATATTAATAGAGGATATATTCCTAGAAGATTATCTTTTGAAAAATATTACGAATTATTACATAAAAAGAATATAAAAGAAAGTGATTTACGAGATTTAATAATTGGTGCTATTTTAGATAGACAAAAATATATGTCTGTCACAAAACCACAAGAACTTAAAGCTGCACTAGGAGTAAAAGAAGCTAGAGGTGTTAAGAAAACTACTAATTTACCAGACGATCAAAGATTAGGTGCTGAATGGCAAAAGAAAATTAGAGAAGAAGAATTAAAAAAAATGGCTGGTAACGCTAGTTCTCCAGATTATATCAGCCCAGAAAAAGCGTCTCTTATGGCTGACGCCATTCTTACTTTTATAAAAAATTCTAGGAGAGCTACTGGTTTTGATTTAGAAGCTTTGTTAAGAACTAGAGATCCTCAAAAATTAACTTTATATTTAAAAGAAGCTTTACCTCATTTGTCAGATGCAGACATTTCTAAAATGACTAAAGCATTAGGTAATGAAATTAGCACAATAACTTCAGGTAGGTTAGTCGAAAGAATTAAATTAAATGAAAGTTTTTCTATTCAAGTTAGAGACAAGAATGGAAATTTACAAACACTAAGATTAGACGATCTTTACGATAATAATGTAGACGCATTATTTAACGATTACACACAAGAAATGTCAGGTTGGGCTGCTCTAAGTGATAAATTAGGAATTAAAAGTAGAGACGATTGGTATGCAACTTCAAATAAAATTATTAATGATATAGAACTTAAATATGATCGTACTAAAGTATTTCAAAATATTAGAGCTAATGAAGAAATAGAAACTTTAACAAGTGTATTTCAAAATTTATTAGGAAGATCGGCAGAAGTTGATCCAAATAATCCTTGGAGTAAATTTGCTAGAAATATTAGAAGATATAACTTTGTTAGAGTTTTAAATCAAGTTGGTATTGCTTCTCTACCAGAACTTGGAAATATAATTTCTGCTGCTGGAATAAAAACATTTGTTCAAAACATTCCAGAATTTAAAAGTATTGTTAGAGATATGCAACGTGGTAAGCCACTACGAGACACGGTTTTTAAAGAATTAGCTACTATAAATTATGGTAATGGAGATGAAGCTTTACATAGAATATCTCATTCTCTTGAAACGTTAGATCAAAATACAGCTACACATAGTTTAGGAAGTAGTTTAAAATCAAGTAATATACTTTCAGCTTTAGAAAAAACAACTACTTGGACTTCTGGTTTAACACCAGTTGATATGTTTTTAAGAAAATTAGCAACTAGAACTTTTGTTGATAAGTTTGCTGATGATATGTTTAAATTAAAAAATAGTAATTTTAATTTTTCATCTATTAATTTAAACAGATATAAAGTTTTAGGATTTACTGAATCTGAATTAAAAAAGTTTGCTAAAGAATTTACAAATGGTACAGTAACAACTGAAGCTACATTTTGGGGAACTAAAGTAAAACAATTTAATTTTGCTAACTGGTCAGACCAAGATTTATTAATAACATTTGCTAATAGATTAAATAGACATACTAAACGAACGGTTCAATATAATTTTATTGGAGATTCACAAAGATTTTTTAGTGATACAACTACTGGTAAAATGCTTAGTCAGTTTAGACAATTTATTATAACTGCTTGGAGTAAACAATTTTTACATAATATAGCTTTAGCTGATTTTAGAACATTTAGTACTTTTTCTTATACTAGTTTGTTAGCAACTTTAGCTTATTTAGGTCAAACTCATTTTAACGCATTAGGAATGGGAGATAAAGAAAGAGCAGAATATTTTGAAAAACGTTTTGGTGTAGAAGGAGATTACCGTTTTGGTGTAGAAGGAGATTACACTAGGTTAGGTTTAGCTGCATTCCAAAGAACTGGTTGGTCTTCACTAATGCCAATGTATGCTGATATAGTTTCTCTCGCTATAGCACCAGATTTAAGATTTAATACTCGTAGTAGTGGATTAGAAGTAAATTTAATTACTGGTAATCCTACCTACGATTTATTTGCTACGGGAGGTAGGTCTTTACTTTCAATATTAAAAACTGCAAGAGATGATTATAGTTTCTCTAAAACTGATTTAAAAAGAATTACACGTTTATTTGTGTTTCAAAATAGTTTTGGTGTAAGTAATGTTTTAAACTTATTTCTTGATAAAGTTCCTTTACCAGATGAAAGTAAAGAAAAATTATATTAACAATAAAAAATAAATATGTCATTTGCAATAGTAAATTATACGGGGAATGGTTCTACGACTACGTATGCAATTACATTTCCTTACATTACATCTTCTCACGTAATAGTAAAAGTAGATAACGTACTTAAAACTGCTGGGACTGATTATACATTTCCAACTAGTTCAACAATACAATTTACAACTGCTCCAGCTAACGGACTTGTTATTTCTATATCTAGGTCTTCTAGTCGTTCTACAAGATTAGTAGATTATCAAGATGGGTCAACAGTTACCGAATCAATATTAGATCAAGACAGTAATCAATTATTCTTTGTAGCACAAGAAGCGTTTGATACTAGTGAAAATTCTTTACCATTAGATACTGATAATAAATATAATGCTGGTAGTAGAGTAATTAAGAACGTAGCAAATCCTAGTGCTAACCAAGATGCAGTAACTAAACATTATTTAGAAAACACTTGGCTATCAACTGCCGACAAAGCAAACTTAACATCAGTTGCAGGTCAAATAACACCTACAAATAATATTTCTACACTTGCAGGAATATCAGCAAACATAACAACACACTTGCAGGTACAGCAGGTTTAACAACACTTGCTAGTAACGCAGGAAGTATTGCTACAGTAGCAGGTCAGATTACACCTACAAATAATATTTCTACAGTTGCAGGTGCAGTCGGTAATATTGGAACAGTCGCTACAAATATTGCAAACGTAAATTCTGTAGGTGGTTCTATTGCTAATGTTAATACTCTTGCACCAATAAGCGGTAACATTACTACAGTCGCAGGTATATCAGGCAACGTAACTACAGTTGCAGGTATGTCGGCTAATGTAAGTACAGTAGCAGGAATATCAGGTGCTATATCAACTGTTGCTTCTAATGCAGGTAATATTTCAGCAGTTGCTACAGATATTGCAAAAGTAATTACAACTGCAAATGATTTAAACGAAGCTATTTCTGAAATTGATACAGTTGCTAATGCAATTACAAATGTTGATTTAGTAGGAAATAATATTGCTAATGTA